ATGTAAAGGTTAATAGAGAAGATAAGGTCAGGAAGATGTTGTCCTCTCCAGAATGGGAGGCCTTGGCAGCATGATGTACTTTGTAACTATACTTATAGTGCTGAACCTACAGCCTCCGCTTGGATGGGTTCAACACACTGTCCCTTTTGATAACAGGGAGGTATGCTTATCTTATTTAAATAAAAATAAAAGTAATATCTCTCTGTCTTTGGGGAGACAGCTTGGTAATATTCTGAAGGGGATCAAGGAATATGATTGCCTGACCAGAGAAGATGCCGTTAATCGAAACACTAAACTTGGTCATTGAAAGGAAGTATAATGTTTGCTATAATTACAATAGTTTCTTCCATCTGGTTTGCCTTGGATAATAAAACCTTTTTTGAAAAGGTACAGGAACAGTCAGCAAAGGGAGCAACTTGGGAGTATGTGGGTGCAACTCCTATCGATAAGAATGCTGAACAGTTGTTTGAGTTTCCATCTCTTGATGGTGAGAAAATGATTCTATTTAAATTAAAGGAAAGTAAATGACTACTATTGAAGGTAAGATCTGGGGCAGCACAGAATTGCTGCTTCAGTCACCAATCATAGAGATACATAGAATAAAAGTAAACTTGGGAGGATACTGTTCTCAACATAGTCATCAATCCAAGATAAATTCTTTCTATGTTATCTCTGGTGAACTGGAAATAAAAAGATGGAAGGATTATGGATTATGTGACAGTACCCATCTGTTTGCTGGTGATATGTCTATCGTCCCGGCAGGTGAAATGCATATGTTTGCAGCCCATCAAGAAACTGAGGCACTTGAGATTTATTGGGCGCAACTTTATCATAATGATATTAAAAGAGAAAATACAGGAGGAGAAAACGTAGGAGAAATCATTCAAATGTTCAATGATGAAGAGTGAGAATAACATGTCTTATATTATTGTTCATATAGATGATCCAAAGAATATAGAAATGATGGATATTTTACCCAACGAAGAAGGAACAGGTGTTCAGTTATTTAAATCTGTAACAGAAGCTTATAGATTTATGTCTCACTTAGGATTATTAGAGGATGATGAAGACTCTTCAGACGTTTACATCTACCCATTACAATGATAAAAATAATACTAATAAGTCTGAGTTTTCTTTTTATTTTTCCTGTAAAGGCCGATGATTTTGACTGTCTGGTAGAAGCAGTCTATCATGAAGGCCGCTCAGAAAGTATGATAGCACAGTTGGCTATTGCCAATGTTATATTAACTAGAGTAGAGAGTAGTAAATATCCTGACAGTATATGTGGAGTGGTGCATCAAGGCATGTACTGGAAAGGGAACCCAGTTAGAAACAGGTGTAAATTTAGTTATTGGTGCGATGGTAAATCAGAAAGCATGCAGAATATTAAAGCTCTATTAAAGGTATCTAATGTTGCAGAGATGGCTCTTAAAGGAGTACAGGTAAAGCAAACTGTGGGTGCTACTCATTACCATGCCAATTATGTTATGCCTTTCTGGGCCTCTAATCCCCGTTTTAAATCAGTGGGTGCGGTAGGAACTCATATCTTTTACATTGACATGCGACCATGACAGGAGTATACTATGCCTTCTCTAATGGATAGAGAATTTAAACATGTTGCTATACTACACAAGCACATCGATTCCCTGCAAAAACAATTAAAGGAGAGAGAAGAAACAATAAAAGACTTGCGTAAAAAACTGGAAGATTTAGGTTATAAAAAAGCAAACCAGCAATGGGTGGAGTTATGAGTAAAAATTTATGGCAGAAGGAACGTAACCATCTGTTTAGAAAACTGGTAAGACAATACAGTAATGAAGGGTACACACAGAAGGAAGCAAAGCGTCTTGCCAAACAGGAGATAGATGAGATTATGGAGGACAAGGAAGACTTCGTTAATAATCTTTGGAAGGAGACATTTAATGACAGTTAAATGGAATGTGGTTCTCAAAAAGGAATTGGGTGATGTGATAGTAGAAACATTCCCGACTAAGAAGGAAGCTCAAGAAGAAATAACATATAGAAATACTCTATGTAGGCACATGGGATACACTCCTGATGTGACTTACGCATTAGAAAAAACCTCAACAGGAGTATAGTCATGGCGCAAGGATGGCTCAATAAAAGAGGGCCGTGTCCTGAATGTGGAGCAACCAAGGCAAATGTTCAACATGAGGACGGTCACTCTTTTTGTTTTAGTTGTGAAACAAGATTTGGAGAAGAGAAAGTGCAGCAAGCAAAGGTAGTACCAATGGATAGACATTCTGGATATGATTCTTGTAAGACAAAGGGAGTGGTAGCAGACATTCCTGATAGAAGAATAAGTAAGGAAACTACTAAGAAATATAATACAGAGATAAAGAAAACAGGAAGCATGATCACCCACCATATTTATCAATACTTTGATGAAGATGGTAATCATATTGCCAATAAGGTTAGGCAAGTAGATGGTAAGAAATTCTGGTCAGAAGGTAGTTTATCAAAGGCACTCTTGTTTGGACAGAATATTTTTAATAGAGGTGGTAAATATATTACAGTTTGTGAAGGTGAAGTAGATGCCATGTCAGCCTTTGAATTAATGGGCAGCAAGTGGCCGTCAGTTTCCATCAAGAATGGAGTAGCTTCTGCTTTGGAAAATTGTAAACAGGCTTTTGAATATCTAAACAAGTTTGAAAATGTAGTATTATGTTTTGATAATGATGGACCGGGACGGGAAGCTGCCAGAAAGGTAGCTCAATTATTTGAACCTAACAAATGTAAGATTATTAATCTTGAATTAAAAGATGCTAATGAATATTTAAAATTAAATCAGAGAGAAAAATTCACCCATCTCTGGTGGGATGCCAAGACATATACTCCCGCAGGTATTATAAATCTTGCTGATCTGGGTGACAGTCTTTATGATGAGAAGTATTATGAAACCTGTCTCTATCCTTGGCCGAAGATGAATGAGAAAACATACGGTCTTAGAACTGGTGAACTTGTTACCTTTACAAGCGGTGCAGGGATGGGTAAGAGTTCTATTATCAGAGAGCTTATGCATCATATCATGATGAATACCTTGGATAATATAGGTGTTCTGTGTATGGAAGAGAACATTAAAAATACAGCGTTTAATATAATGAGTGTCGAAGCTGATGAAAGATTATATATCAGAGAAGTCAGAGAAAAGTTTACAAGAGAGCAGATGAAAGATTGGCAAAAGAAAACAGTTGATACTAAAAGGTTCTTTGCCTTTGATCATTTCGGTTCTGTATCTAACGATGAAATACTGGACAGGGTAAGACATATGGCAAAGGCACTTGAATGTAAGTGGATATTTCTTGATCACTTGTCCATTTTAATATCGGGTCAGGAAGAATTTGGAGATGAAAGGAGATCGATAGATATTCTTATGACAAAATTAAGATCCCTTGTAGAAGAAACAAACATAGCCTTGTTACTGGTATCTCATTTACGCAGACCTGCTGGTGACAGAGGACACGAAGATGGCAGGGAGGTTAGTCTTTCTCATCTCAGGGGATCAGCAAGCATAGCTCATCTATCTGATAGTGTAATAGCTATGGAAAGAAATCAACAGGCAGACGATGAAGTAGAAGCTAACACTACTACAATAAGAATTTTAAAGAACCGTTATACAGGAGATACAGGTATAGCCTGTTATCTATTTTATGATAGACAAACCGGAAGGATGTCTCAGGTAGATAATCCCTTTCTAAACGGAGATGAAAATGAAGAAACAGTTTGATAGAAATCTATATAATAAAGCAGACAGTGTAGCCAAGAAACATATGATTGAGTGGCTTGAAGCTACCCAACCCAAATGCAGTGTAAATTCAGAAGAGACTACATTCTTTGATCTTACAGTCAAGACAGATGATGGAGGGTATCCACAACTTTATGAAGTAGAGATAAAATATTCTTGGACCGGGGAATGGCCTGAGAACTGGAAAGAACTTCGCATTCCCTTCCGTAAAAAGAGATTACTGGATGAGTGGAAAAGAAGATACTCTGATTATATGTGTACCTTTATAGTTTTTAATCATGACTGTACAAAAGCATGGCACGTCGATGCTAACACAGTTCTGGAAAGTCCTGTTAAAGAAGCAGCTAATAAACATATAACAAAGGGTGAGCTTTTCTTTCACATTCCTGTTGATCAAGCTTATGTAGTGGACATGACCAATGGTAAGCGCAGTAGTTGATATAGAAACAAATTCTCTAGAAGCTGATGTTCTGCACTGTATCGTAGCCAGATCCTGTACTTCCAGTGATGAAAGAGTATGGATAGGTGATGAGTGTAGGGAATTTCCTGAGTGGTCTAAAAGAATAGATCAATTTATTATGCATAATGGAATCAGCTTCGATGCCCCTGTTCTAAATAGATTAACAGGTTCTAATATTAAATTATCCCAGATCAGAGATACTCTTATTGAATCCCAACTTTATAATCCTATTAGAGAAGGAGGACATTCTCTGGAATCATGGGGAGAGAGACTTAAATTTCCTAAAGAAACCTTTAATGATTTTAGATATTATAGTACAGAGATGTTGGAGTACTGTAAAAAAGATGTAGAACTAACTCGTAAACTTGCTGAACAAATGGAGCATGAGGGACAGGGATTCTCTACACGTTCTTATAAGCTGGAAAGAAAAGTAAGAGTGATAATAGATCAACAGCAGAAGAACGGGTTTGCTTTCAATATAAAAGATGCAATAATATTATTATCCAGACTTGAAGATGAACAGCATCTGTTGGAAGAAGAAGCAATGCAAACCTTTCCTGCCAAACAGATACTATTAAAAACAAAAATCAGGGAAGAACCTTTTAATATAGCCAGCAGAAAACAGATAGCAGAGCGTCTAATGGAAAAGGGATGGAAACCGGATCTTTATACCGACAAGAAAAATATTATTATTAATGAAGAAGTTTTATCCAAGATTGATATGAAAGAAGCCGAAATGTTCAGCCGATATTTTCTATTACAGAAAAGAACAGGCTTATTAAAATCATGGATACAGGAATGTGAGGAAGATGACAGGGTAAGGGGAAAAGTTCTTACTCTTAAAACAGTAACAGGAAGGATGGCACATCATTCTCCCAACATGGCACAGGTTCCCTCCCTTTCCTCTCCCTTTGGTAAGGAATGTAGAGAGCTATGGACGGTATCTAATCCAAGTACGCATGTACTGATAGGAACAGATGCCAGTAGCCTAGAGTTACGCTGTCTGGCTCATTACATGGAAGATAAAAAGTTTACCAATGAAGTTCTTACCGGAGATGTACACACAGCCAATCAGAAAGCTGCTGGTTTGCAGACCAGAAGTCAGGCCAAGACTTTCATCTATGCCTTTCTTTATGGGGC